GATGAACTATCGCCAGCCCCACACGCACGCGACTTGCGGCTTCTGCCTGCAACCCAAAATTATCAGGTCGAAGCCGCACGAAACCAAGAGCGGCCAGCCGATTTGCCCGGATTGTTTGGACGATTGGAATAAATGCTTTCCCCTGTTGACAACGGTAAATAATTTACCTAAGATGCAACCCGTATTAACTAACCTGGAGAGGTGAACAAATGGAAGATTTCGACAACAGTTTGACCGCGGGCAACGTCAAAGCCGCGATGAAGGACGTCGGCGCCGTGAGTGCTGACCTGTGGCAAGTTGAGCCGACGCGGCTCCGCGTGCTGGAAGGATTTAACGCCCGCGTCAAGAACGAAGCGTACACCGGCCGCGTGCGCTGGATTGCCGACAGCATCAAGGCAAACGGCTATTACAAGGACAAGCCTTTGTCGGGCTTCGTGGCCCGTGAAGACGGCGTCGACGTTATCTATGTCACGGGCGGGCACCGCCGGCATGAGGCGGTTCACCTGGCTATCAGTGAAGGCGTGGAAGTGCCCCACGTCCCGGTCGTTATCAAGCCCAAGGGCACCGGCATGGAAGACCTTACCGTCGACCTGATTGTGGGCAACGAAGGCGAACCCCTGACCACCTACGAACAAGCGGTCGTGTGCAAGCGCCTGGCCGGCTTCGGATGGGACAGCAAAGAGATTGCCCGCCGTGTGGGCTACTCGACCGCCCAATACGTCGACGGCTTGCTGGCGCTGGCCGCCGCCCCTCTCCCTATCCGCAAAATGGTAATTGAATCGGTCATATCGGCCACGACAGCCATTGACGCAATCAAGAAGCACGGGGACAAGGCGGTCGACGTGTTGCTGGCCGCTGTGGTCAAAGCCGGGGGCGGACGTGTGACCGCCAAGGCCATGCCCGGGGCCGAATTCAAGAAGGCGTGCAAGAAGGCCGCGGAGCCCATGTACACAGCGTTGACCAAGGTGAAGGCCGACCCGGGGTTTGCTGGCCTGTCCGAAGAGGTCCGGGGCATCCTGGCGGAACTGCTGAAAGGGCTACCCAAAGCGCCCAAATAATTACCGCCTGAAATTGCCCGCCGCGTGCGGGCTTTTTCTTGTTGACATAGATAAATAATTTATCTATACTTCGTTCATCAACTCAACAAACGGAGCGACGACCATGATGAAATTTGAAGCCGGACAAGACCTACAGCACGCGGAGCATTTGCGACCATGATTGCATCATTGCTGTGACCATCGAAAAACGCACCGCCAAGACCGTTACCGCAACCGTCCGCGGCGAACAAAAGACCTTCCGGGTCGCGGAGTACGACGGCGCCGAATTCATCAAGCCTTGGGGCTCCTACAGCATGGCCCCTATCATCAACGCGAAGGACGCAAAGTGAACAAAGAACTGGACCGCATCGCCCGGGACGTGCTGGGCCTGGATACGCTGGAAACCCGCAAAAGCGACCGACTCGACTTCCATGATTTGGCCGTCTGGAAGATTCGGGAAGCCCTGGCCGACGCCTATCTTGCCGGCATGAAGGATTCCGCCAGGCTGGTGGACCGCGTTGCCCGGTTGAATCCGGCGGCCGGGGAAATTGGGGCGGGCATGTTGGCGTCGCTTGTGGAAGATGCCCGCGAAATTAGGCGTTGACATAGGTAAATTATTTATCTATACTCCGTTCAACAACTCAACGAACCGGAGCCAACACCATGACCACCACCGCCCAAACAATCCTTGCTCAACTTGGCGGCAATCGCTTTCTTGCCATGACCGGCGCCAAGCAACTGGTTGACCTGGGGCACGGCCTGCAATTCGCAATCGGCCGCGGCGCCAGCAACAAGGCCAACAAAGTGGTCGTTACCCTCGACGGCGACCTTTACTCCGTGCGCTTCCTGACCATCCGGGGCACCACCATTACCGAGCGCGGCACCTTCGACATGATCTACGGCGACCGCCTGGCAGCCCTCTTCACCGAACAAACCGGCTTCGACACGCACCTATGACATTGACGGCCACACAAGCGGCCTAGATGCTCCCCGGAGCCCCGCCAGGGGCCGCCGTGGGCTACTTGAAGAGGATGGTCGGGCGGAATGCCGCGTTTGCTGTGAAGGCCCGCCAAGGGCTCCGCGTGGTGCGGATATTGTCGACGTCAAGCGCGAACGTGTGACCGCCGAATAGTACGTCGAAACGGGCTTTATTCAACTCCTGGCCGTTCGGCAACACGACCCTCATTTTCTCAAGGTTGAACACCAAGCCGTCGAAGAGTTCCGCCAGCATCGAAGCGGGGATAAAGGTCGATTTGTTCATTTTGGCACCTCGACGGCGTAGGGTTTGGGCAACGTGACTTGCTCCGGCTCAAGCATGGTTTTTGCCATCGCATAGGCGGCGTCGACGTCTTCCAGCGGCACGCGCACTTTGATTTGGTAGGTTTCCCGTGATACCTGTTTTTGCCAGTAGGGCGTCGGGTTTGCCGCGTCCGGGGCCACGCCGGGCAATCGTGCGGCGACCATGGAGTCAACCAGCATCTTAATTGCGGGAAGCCCTGACAGCTTCGTAAATAGAAAAATTTGCTTGGTGCGCGACGCTATCAACTCCCGTTGCTCCGCGGAATTGGCGTAATTTACGGCGACCATGTTCTTTAGGCACGCCGAACAAGCGCCGGAATCGACGTAACGGTCGGCAATGTGCCCATGCTTGCAAGGTCGACCCGTGTTGTACTTTTTAAGACCTGCCGCCGCCGCTTCTTTCCGTTCCATGGTTTTACCTCCTAAAATCTTAATTATCTATATTTGGCGCAAAAAATCAAGCGTTTTTATAGATAAACTGTACCCCGACCCATACCTCCCCGACCCTTTCGAGTCCAGTGGACAGTGTACCGTTATTTAGACATAGAAATCTATAATCTATATATGAGCGTACAGCGTACCGATTTAACCTATTTACAGTGTATAGGGGTATTTAGAGTAATAGAGTATATAAAACAAGGGGTTACGTTACCCACCCCGTAATTTACCCCTCAAAATTAACAGGGTAAGGGGGCACGCCCCCAAGGCGACGACCCGTTGTGGTTGCCAATTGTGGCCGCCTGGGGCTATCATCGGGGCACTATGAGCCTGACACCTAAACAACGCCGATTCGTGAACGAGTATTGCGTCGATGAAAACGCGACGCAGGCGTACATTCGCGCCGGATACGCCCAAGAGGGCGCCGGGCAATCTGCTCATAATCTTCTGAAAAAAACTGAAATCGCCGCGGCGATAAAAGAGCGAATGGAAGAACTTGCCGTCGCCGCCAGCATCACGCCGGAATGGGTCGTCGGCCAATGGGCCAAGATTGCAACGGCGAACCCTAGCGCCCTGGTTAGCGTCCGTCGCACAAATTGCCGCCATTGCCATGGCTTCGGCCATCAATACCAATGGACGGAAGCGGAATACTCAAGGGCCGTCGACCATGCGATTGATAACGGCAAGGAAGCCCCGGACGGAATGGGCGGCTTCGGCTTCGACCCGAACGCGGCGCCGGCCAAGGATTGCCCGGAGTGCGGCGGCCAGGGGATTGCCGACGTGCATGTGGCCGATACTCGCAAGACGCGGTCGCCCCTGTACGCTGGCGCCGAACGCACGCGCAACGGAATCAAGGTCAACATGCGGGACCAAGACGCGGCGGTCGCTAATCTGGCCCGATACCTGGGCATGATGGTCGACAAAAAGGAAATCAGCGGCCCCGGCGGCGGCCCCTTGGCGTTCGCGCATTTGACCGCGGAAGACTTGAGCGACGACCAGCTTGCCGCCATTCTCAAGGCCGACGATGCTACCGACGAAGCGTGAAGCCGCGGCGGAACTGCTACGGCGTCGGGAAGCGCGGCGCAACCTGGCCGCCTATATCAACTTCACCAGCCGAAAATATAAACAAAGTGGCTTTAGTGCCGCCGTGTGCGCGGCCCTCGACATGTTCATCATTGACATGCAAGCCGGCCGGCGGCCAATTCTGGTATTGCAGGCCCCGCCCCAGCACGGCAAGTCGGAGATTGTGAGCCGCAAACTTCCTGCCTATATCCTGGGTCGGTTCCCTGATTGGCGCATAGGTGCGGCCAGCTACGGCGATGACCTGGCCGGCGCCATGGCTCAAGACGTGCGGCGCAACCTGGCGTCGGACGAACACCGCCGCTTGTTCCCCACGGCCGCCGAAAAACGCCGCTATGACGTCAACCGAACCGGAGAATTTACGGCGCCTGGCGGCGCTGGCGGCTACATCGGCGTCGGCGTTGGTTCTGGCCTGACGGGGCGCCCGGTCGACGTGGGCATCATTGACGACCCGGTAAAGAACGAAAAAGAAGCCTTGAGCCCCACGACCAAGGAAGGGCATTGGAACTGGTATCAATCCGTTTTCACGACCCGGCTTTCGGAGAACTCCGGGCAAATCATCATGGCGACAAGCTGGGCAGAAGACGATTTGCCGGCCCGGATTTGTACCCACTTCAAGGGCGACCCACGGCTTACCGTGTTGCGCTTCCCGGCCATCAATGCCAAGGGGGAAGTCGGCTATAACCCAAATTTGCCCCTTGGCCCGCTGGTCCCCGAACTCAAGAGCCTGGCATTCTTGCAAGAGGTCAAGGGCCTGTTTTCCGACTACTGGTGGGCGGCCATGTATCAGCAATGCCCGCGGCCACTTGGGGGCAACGTCTTCAAGGAAGAGGGCGTGCGGTACTACTTGCCCAAGGATTTGCCGGCCAAGTTCGACAAGGTGCTGGCGTCCTGGGATTGCACGTTTAAGGACACGGACGGCACGGACTTTGTCGTCGGCCAGGTATGGGGCAAGGCTGGCGCCAATTCCTACTTGCTGGCACAGGTCCGCGCCCGCATGAGTTTTACCAAGACCGTCAAGGAAGTCGTGGACCTGCGGACGGCCTGGCCGAAGACCCGCGAAGTTTTGATAGAAGACAAGGCGAACGGCCCCGCGGTTATCGACACCCTCAAAGCCAGCGTGCCCGGAATTATCCCGATTGAGCCCGACGGTTCCAAGCTGGCCCGGGCGCACGCCGTCACCAGCTATTGGGAAGCGGGGAACGTGTGGCTTCCGCATCCTGACCTTTTCCCATGGGTCAAAGACTTGGTCGCGGAGTTGACGGCATTCCCGGCGGCGGCCAACGATGACCAAGTCGACGCCCTTACCCAAGCATTGCGCCGGCTCTATCCGTTGTTCAACAAACTGAAAATTAGCCAAGCGGCGATAAACAAGGCAATGGGCAGATAATGCCCGGCGCGTTACAATGACCCAAAATTTACCCGGAGCGTCGACCATGCTCGAAGCAAAAAAGCCAGCGCCAGCACTCCGGCGCAACCAGAAAGCGACGCCCCCAGCCAAACGCGGCCAGGGGTTGAAGCGTGCCGCCAACAAGGCCAGGGAATCAGCCAAGCCCGCCAAGTCCTACGACTTCCCCGTGAAG